ACAGGAGAAAGCAATGATCACTGTGAAAGAGACCCGACCGACGAGCCGCCGCAACCCCGGCTTGGTGTACGCCAAAGCCCTCGACCACCACGCGTTGATCGAGCAGCGACTAGCCCGACTCATGAACGCATGGCAGAAGAGCCGCGCCCTGCTGCGCCGCCTTGAGAAGCGACTCGACGAGGCAGCGATGACTGAGGCACAGGTGAAGCAGTTCGAGGCAGACCAAGCCTTCATTGACGACCCACTTTGAACAGGAGAAAGCACATGACCGAGATCAAGATTCCGTCGATCACCATCGACACACCGATACCTTTCAACCTCAACTTGCGGGAGGAGGGTCAGCCCCTGCACGGAATTCACCTTGGCAAACATACTTGGAGCCGCCTGACGGAGGTCAGAATCTGGGAGAACCACGCTCGATGGCATGGCGGCGTGGGCGAGGTGATCAATTACACCGTGCGGACGACAGGATTCACGCCGCAGACCAAGCGAGAGAAAACGTTCCGCCCGTCTGAACGCGCCGAGATGGTGAAGTTCGTCAACGAGTGGTTCGCCAAGACCGTGGCGGCAGGACTCAAGAAGATCGCCGAGCAGCAGGTCGAGAAAGAGGTGCGTGCCAACAACCACCGCAATTGGATAGCAGGACAGATCGAGAAGGCCGGAGGCATCGAGGAGCGGCGGCAGCAGATCGTGCGCGAGGGCTATGCCATCGCAGCGAAGGAGGCCATGCAGTACGAGGGTAACGATGTTTTCGGAGCCATCATGGTTTCACTTACCCACCACACGCCCATCGTCATCAATGAAGAGACCCGCGCCAGAATCGTGATGAAGTACGAGCAGTACGCTAAAGAGTCATGGAGCATGAAAAGTTATGTCGCTGCGCGTATGCAGGAGTTGAACGAGTATTTGAGCAAGACCGAACAGGTAGAGGTGATTTAAATGAAGCAGATGACGTTGCCACCGCGCACGAAGCTGTGGGGCTACGACTACAAGAAGAATCTACAGCTACGGATGACGGGCAAAGAATGGCACGCCTACGCCAAGCGGCAAGAGTTCAAGACCGAGCACGGCAGCGATTCCGCATGGGGCGGAGGCGTTGAGGTGTGGTTGGATGGAACAGATAAGGAGCAAGCAGCATGAACACAAAACAAATCGACGCAGTACGTTGCGCTCAAGCAGACCTCATCGGAGCATTTCAAGCATTTAAACAAGGCGACCTCCATGCCCATGATTGGGACGCACACTTGCTGACCATCGAGGAGTTGACCGAGGCGTTTGCGGATATCGTCGAGCCATTCAACGAGGAGGACGCAGAATGAAACAAGTCGCGACCAAGACATTTAAATCCTCTCTCATCATGGAGGGGTCATGGGGTGAGCGATCACTTGGAGAACATGAGAGCGTGATGGCGCTGTATGTCACCGAGGACAAGACCCGAGGCTTCATCGAGTGGGATGTGCCTGACCTTGAGGAGTTGACCGAGATCGGGCTTTGGTTCGATCAGGATGGAGATGAGGTTTTGTTGACGGACTACGACGGCGTCATGTCCCTCCCTGCCGAGGCAGTCAAGATGCTAGAAGACTTTGGTGTACGAGTCGGCATCGAATTTAAATGACATGAAGAACGAAACAAAAAGATCTGTGGGAATGCCTAGCCGCCCTCGATGTGGAGTGTGCTTTGGTTCGGGGGTCATGGACTTTGGACTGGGCGAGGACGAGTGCAGCAGTTGTGATGGCATCGGGTTCGACAACCTATACACCGGACAGGATGCAACAGATCTAAAAGAAAGATTGTGTTTGGACGAAGAGTTGTGTATAGATACGGATGAAGATTGACAACAACCTATTTATCAACCAAGAGGAAAGCAACTATGAGCCGAGATAACGATTGGTGGGAAGCCCAAGATTCCGACGATACTTGGGTCAAGCAAATGGAAGAAGAACTCCAACGCTTCGACGAGGAGAACAGCGAGACTCTCTTTGCTGACGGGTTCGACGAGGCTCTGGTCGGTGTCGGCATTCAGTTTTCCCGTGAGGTCGCGGTCTACGACTATGCCAAATGCATAGATGTACTGATGAAGCGGCACGACATGGAAGCGACGGATGCGATTGAGTACATGGAGTACAACGTGGTCGGGGCTTACATGGGCAAAGGCACACCGGTCTTCCTGACCCGCACGGAGAAGTACTCCGAAGAGATTGCCAACGCGCAAGCCGAGAAGGACAGGGAAGAAAAGCGAGCCCGGGAAGAAACCAAGCAGATCACCGAGCAACTCAACTTCAACTTCTAGGAAAGCAAAGCCATGAGCAAAGATATTACATCGGGTGTGTGGGACAGCGGCACATGGGAGAAGGTCGAGTGGGACTTCTACCACCAGATCGCCCGCAAGGGATCCTCCTACCAAGGCTTCATCAATGCGCGATACGAAGACCTAGTGGCGGCGTTTGGCGAGCCACGCGAGTGCTCTGATGGGAAAGTACAGGTCGAGTGGCTGATTGCGTTTTATGACGAGGCTGAAGATAGGTATATCCCGGCGTCGATCTATGACTGGAAAATGGGCGGGATGTACTGGAGCAACGGAGCGTACTACGGACTCACGCCGGAGATGATCACCACATGGCACATCGGTGGAGTGAGTTTAAATGCCGTGGGCTGCGTGAAGTCGGTGTTGGCTAGAGAGGTGAGGGCTGCGGCATGACCCCCGAGGGCAAAGTCAAAGCCAAGGTCAAGAAGATCCTGACCGAGATGGGCGCGTACTACGCCATGCCTGTGGCATCGGGCTACGGGAATTCAGGAACGCCGGACTTTCTGATCTGCTACCGAAACCAGTTCCTAGCAGTAGAGACGAAGGCAAAAGGAAACAAGCCCACCGCCTTGCAAGAGGCAACCATGCAAAGGATCAGGGACGCAGGTGGGCGCGTCTTTGTGATCGACGAAACCAACGTAGAGAACCTACGCAAACTGATTGAGGAGATTTAAATGAAGACGACTGACAAGGTACGCCGCATGTTGGCGCAAGGATTGGACGCACCGGAGATCGCCAAGAAGTTGAAGATCAGACCGGCCTACGTCCACACCGTGAAGTGGTTGGACAAGAAGAAAAAGAAAACGCAGCCCGAGCGCAGTCACGACCCGAAGGTGGTGAAGGCCGAGAAGAAATATCTCAAGGCCGTGAAGACGAGCGAGCCGTCGAAGATCGTCAAGGCTGTGGAAGAGATGAAGCAGGCGCTCGATGTGATTGAGAAGCCCAAGATCACGCGCAAAGAATTGTTGGATGAGTTGATGCCGGGGATAAATGCTTGTTTTGGTTTGGACGAGAAGCCGAAGCCGGGGTTGTGGGATTTAATTCCTGCTGACGACCCCGTCAACCATCCCCCGCACTACAAGGCCGGTGGCTTTGAGACCATCGATTTCATTGAGGCCAAAGATCTTAACTATCGTTTGGGTAACGTGGTCAAGTATGTAAGCCGTGCCGGTAAGAAGAACTCTGATCCGATTCAGGACTTGGAGAAGGCCGCATGGTATCTGCAACGTGAAATCACCGCGAGGAAGAACGCATGAACACGAATTTAAAAAATCTACAAGATAAGTACGAAGATATTTTACTTGCTCCTGTAGATGAACTTGAATTTACGATTCGCGTTGCAAACTGTTTTACATCGGAGGGTATCAAACAGGTAAAAGATCTTGTGCAGCGAACTGAAGTAGAACTATTTCGGATGCCCGGTTTTGGAAGAAAATCTTTGCAAGAAGTGAAAGAAGTATTGGCAGGTTACAACTTGAGTTTAAATACAAAGTTGTTGGATGAAGACCCTCCGTTGGGAATGTCGTCACAGGTTCTTCCTAGTGTGAATCAGTCTGTTAGGCACAGTCTTAACTACACACTGCGCGTTGCCGCCGATCAAGCACATTCTAATTGCGTGAACAACGAACCAGAAAAAGCACAGTTGTTTATAAACATAATAGTAGATATTTTAAAGTTATTGACTGAAAGGAAGAACGCATGAACGCCCGAAGCGATGAAGAAACCTTGAACCGTCTCGCCCAGTACAACTTGCAGAAGCATGACTATGTGTTCGGTATCGCATTGGTCACGTCTGTCCTGATCTCCATGCTTCGCTCATTCATCGAGTCTGGCAAACAGAAAACCGGGGAGGAAACCCCCGAGGCAGTACAGGCGCTAATCGACGATCTGGAAGCGATGATGATGGCAATGATGCGAGGATCGGGCGAGGCTCACGTTGCGACGGGCAGAGACAAGGCTGGTCGATTGCTCGAAGAAGTGTTCCACATTGTCAAAGCCCCAACGACGAAGATCCAATAGGGGAGATTTAAATATGCTTCGTTGGCTACTGGGTTTCTTCAGGCGAAGAGACGAGTTTAGGAAGCGGGAGTGGGCACACGTGCCGCCCCCATGTTGGGGCGCGAAGCGAGGCGGGAGGGAATACTGGTGAGCAAATCCATACAAGACATCTTCAAAGATTCGTTGGACTGCATTGAGCAGGACAAGTACGACGAGGCTGTGGAAGGTCTAACTAAACTAATCGATCTGCATCCCATCGTGATCGCGTCCTACATCCAACGTGGCCGAGCGCATTGGGAGATGCGGCGTTGGGACAAGGCGTACGAAGACTTCAACAAGGCTCTTCTACATGATCCTGATAGCGCAGATGCCAAGTGGACGATGGGCTTGATGGAGATGCAGTTGGGTAACTTTGAGCGTGGGTGGGCGTATTACGACGAGCGGTGGAACAGTCCGTCATTTAAATCCCCTGCACTCAAGACCAAACTGCCACGATGGGAGCCGGGTAAAGGATTTAAATCAGTTTTAGTTTGGTGCGAGCAGGGCATCGGTGATCAGATTCTTTACGGATGTATGCTGCGTTCGTTGAAAGAGAACACGGAGAAGGTCACGGTGATGATCGATATCCGTCTCCTTGGCCTCTTCCAACGTGCCAACCCGCAGATTAACTTCATCCCGCATAGCAGCAAGGTGCAGAACTCCGAGTACGACTCGCAGATTCCGATTGGCAGTATCGGTCGGCACTTTATTAATAAAGTGAAAGACATAGATATGGCGCGGAAAACGAGGTACATCCTGCCTGATCCCGAGCGTGTCAAACAGGCGAAGCAGGAGTTGGACATCGGCGACAATGAGTTTGTCGTAGGACTGTCTTGGGCGAGTACGGCTCCGCGCATTGATAAGCACAAGAGTATCCAGTTGAAAGATTTGGTTGGGTTGTGGGACATCCCGAACATCAAGATAGTGAACCTGCAATACGGCAAGCCGGACTATGACATCGAACCGTTTGAGCAAGAGACAGGCAAGATCATCCGTCAGACTATGGTCAATAACTTCTTTGACCTAGAGGGTGTGGCTGCGATCATGTCGCTGTGCGATGCGGTGGTGTCTGTATCGAATGCCAATGTGCATATCGCAGGGGCGTTGGGCGTACCGACATACGTACTGGATGCGAACAAGTTGTGGTATTGGAATCACAAGAACGGACGGAACAGTTTGTTCTATCCAAGCGTCAGGCTGTATCCACGGGACAATATGAATGCTCCGTGGGACAAACAAGTTAATGAACTAATAGAGGATCTGAAGAGCCATGCAAAATACCAATGACGACGACGTTTCTTACCTCGACGTAAAGCCCGAGGACATGGTTCCCATCCCGCCACAGGAGAAAGTCTGGGCGACGATTGGCGACAACTTGGAGTTGGAGTACATCGACTGGGACATGATTGAGAATCTGGCTAATCAGTTTGACCTACTTCATAAGTCCGGTCAGCAAAAGACCGAGAGCCACGTGATCTGCAAACTACTGAAGTTGGTGCGTGATCAGACGAGGAAAGAAAGCCATGATGATTGAAGTTGAAGTGGAGTTAGTTGAAGAAATTGTCAAGCATGAACTGTATTCGGTACTGCACTCACTGCAGAAAGACCATCGGGATCGTGCAGCAGGCAAAGGGATTGCCTTGTTTCACCTCGACCAGAAAAAAGATTTGACTGAAATCGATAAGCACATCAAAGCATTTAAATTAGTTTTGAAGTACTACGGTGAGTGAGTATGACTAGACGTTTGGAAGTTTATACAAAGCCGAGCAGGTTCAATCCGACGCTGACGTTTGAGCAATACAAGTTCTTGCTGAAGCGCAAGGAACAGGCTAGGAAAGATCGGAAGCGGATCAAGTACAAAGATCTTGTACAAGAGTGGGGCGTGAAGCAGCACTACATGGCTAACGCCGTATTCCGTGGCATAAAACTTTATGATTATCGAATTTGGAAGGAGAAGCAAAATGCAGGAAGAAAACCAGACCGATGCGGATCAGATCTTCGCCCTACATCCTAAAAACGTGGATGTTACTGGGTGCTACAGAATTTGGGCGGCAGTGGTGCATCAGGCGATCAAGGACATCGATCAATCTCCCAAGGGAGCAGCGGCAGACTGGATGTACTCCAGACGAACAGGCGTTGGCTCAATGCGATGGATCTGCGACATGTTGGATCTAGACTACTACAAACTCCTGAATCTCTGTATGACCCGTGCTGGGCGAGCAGTCATCCTGAAGAAGGACAGGCGCCGTAATCCAGACAAGCGCAAGAGAAAGGGAGAGGAAGAATGACAGTCGATGACAAGTCTCCACCCGGGGCATGGAAAGCAGAGATGGAGCGGATGCCGTGGAAGTACTCACAGCAGGTCTCTGTGGAGAAGTCTCTGGCTAGTATCCGAAGTGCCGGGCTGCTCCTCGAAGCAAATATTTTAGCCTTAGAAATCAAGACGTTACAAAGAGAAGTAGAGGATCTTAGGAATTTAAAATGACATGTTCGCCGGGTAAAATGCGCCCCCATGAAGATCACTTACGGGCAAGTCGATGCTTCAGAGCCGGAGGTCAAGCAGCAATTAAAGGTGCTGCAAAAGGCATGTCTCCCGGCGGATAGTCTTTACTTTCCCGGAGATGGGGTGTGGTGGATGGCGTACCACAAGACTACCCCAGTTGGTTTTAGTTGTTTGTCGCCATCACAACAAATGGAGGACGGAATATATCTAGGACGCTGCGGTGTGCTGAAGACTTACAGGGGGTACGGTGTTCAGCGGCAGATGATCCGGATACGAATCCAATGGGCAAGAAGGCATGGGTATAGATGGGCTGTGTCGGATACCACCGACAACATACCAAGTGCCAACAACTTGATCTCCTGCGGATTTAGGCTCTACACCCCCAAGATTTTGTACTCGTTCGCTAGAGCGTTGTACTGGAGGAAGAAACTGTAGGGGGTTGGATGCCGTTCAAAGACCCGGCCAAACGGAAGGCCATGCAGAAGTTGTACTCACGTAAGTGGTACGAAGGAAACAGACGAGAGATTATTCGGAAAGCAAGAGATACAAAAGATAAAGCCAAGCAAAAGTGGTTCGCGTACAAGTCGAAGCAGCGATGTAGTCATTGCGGGAAAAAACATCCGGCAATCATTGACTTTCATCACGTGATCAAAGAAGGTAAGCGACCTGTCAATCACTTGGCTGTGAAACGCAGTAACGTGGCTGAGGCAATTAAAGAAGCAGAAGAGAAGTGTATTCCGCTCTGCTCCAACTGCCACCGGATACTGCACTGGGATTTAACACGGAAAGCAATGCGGAAAAGGAGAAAGAAAAGTGGAATTTGACGGCGACATATTAGAGCTAATTAGAGAGTTACCGGCACAGGTCAACAGTCCGGACATCAGCACTGAATTTAAATTCTTAGTGGTAGGTTCGGTGCTATGGCGTTGTGCTGACGAGATTAAGTTTTTACGGGCTGAGTTGGAAAAAGTAAGGGGTGAGCATGGCCGTCGTCGCAAGAATAAGAAAGTGCAGAACCTGCAAACGAACATTCCTCGATCCGGAATCCTTGCGTAGCCATAAGTACGGAGATGGTACGTGCCGCTCTCACGAAGCACTGCTAGCAGCAGGGTTTACGCAAAGGGCGAAAGGTTGGAAGTTTGTTAAGTGGACTCGTTCGGTATGAGCATCATTACTTTAGATTTCGAGACGTACTACGCCAAGGACTTCAGTCTGTCCAAGTTGACGACTGAGGAATACATCCGCGACAAGCGGTTCGAGGTGATCGGCGTAGCGGTAAAAGAGAATGATGACGAGACAGTCTGGTTCAGCGGCACCCACGAGGAGATCAAGGCGTGGCTGAATCAGTTTGACTGGACGCACTCTGCCCTGCTCTGTCACAACACTTTGTTCGACGGGGCGATCCTGTCGTGGGTATTTAATATTGAAGCGGCGTTCTACATGGACACGCTTTGCATGGCGCGAGCCATACACGGAGTTGATGCGGGCGGCTCGTTGGCTGCTCTCGTCAAGCGTTACAACTTAGGGGAAAAAGGAACGGAGGTAGTTAATGCACTGGGTAAAAAGAGGTTGGATTTTGATAGTGGAGATCTTGATCGGTACGCTGGTTATTGCCGCAACGATGTTGATCTTACCTATCGTCTTTTTAATCAACTTGCTACGGGATTCCCGGGACAAGAGCTTGAACTGATTGATATGACTCTCCGGATGTTTATCCATCCGGTCTTTATGATTGACGATGGTTTGCTGACACAGCGACTGGATGAAGTAAAGCAGGAGAAGTCAGACCTTTTGAAAAGTCTGATGGAACAACTGAAGTGTGAGACGGAAGAAGATGTCCGCAAGAAATTGTGCAGCAACCCGCAGTTCGCCAAGGTTCTGGAGTCTTACGGGATCACACCCCCGACCAAGACCAGCCCGACCACGGGTAAGTTAACCTTTGCCTTTGCGAAGAACGACGAGGGCTTTATCGCCCTGACTGAACATGACAATCCCACCGTGCAGCACCTTTGCGCTGTACGACTGGGCACTAAATCAACACTGGAGGAAAGCAGAATTGAACGCTTTATTCGTATTCGTGGGAGGAATCGTGGCCGGTTACCTATCCCGCTCAAGTATTACGGCGCTCACACGGGCCGCTGGTCAGGCATGGACTCCGTCAACCTACAAAACCTTCCTTCACGAGACAAGAAAAAGAAGGCACTCAAGAATTCGGTGGTCGCTCCGCCGGGTCATTCCGTTATCAACAGCGACTCCTCGCAGATCGAAGCGCGAGTCCTAGCGTGGCTGGCAGGTCAGACGGACGTGGTCGAGCAGTTCCGCCGGGGCGAGGACGTGTATTCGATCTTTGCCTCGAAAATCTACGGGCGACCGATCAGTAAGAAAGATCCCGTCGAGCGATTTGTCGGCAAGACCTGCATCCTTGGACTGGGCTACGGCACCGGGGCTTTGAAACTGAAGCACACCCTGAAGACTCAGCCCCCCGGGGCGGATATCTCCGAGGAGGAAGCCAAGCGCATCGTGTCGGTGTACCGCAGCGAGAACTACAGGATTCCTCAACTCTGGGAAGAATGTGATCGCGCTTTAAATGCACTAATGCAGGGAGTGTCAGGACAGTTCACTGTAGGTCATGGGGATGCACTGCGTGTCACAGCAAACGGTATCGAGTTACCGAACTACCTACACATCCGATACCCGAACCTGCGGATGGTGGACGGCAAAGCAACGTACGACTCACGTAAGGGGCCGGTCTCGCTCTGGGGTGGATCAGTTGTTGAGAACGTAGTGCAGGCTCTGGCTCGCATCATTGTCGGCGAACAGATGCTGAAGATCCGGGAAAAATACCGTCCTGTTCTGACTGTTCATGACGCTGCGGTGATCGTAGTACCGAACGAAGAGTTGAACGAGGCGGTTGATTTCGTAACAAAAATTATGTCTACTGCTCCTGATTGGGGTCCTGATTTGCCCGTTGCATGTGAGGCAAAGCACGGCGCTTCGTATGGGGATTGCTGATGAAGACTTACATACACGTCAACCAGCACGTTATTCGGGCTAACAAGAAACAGGGTAGTGATGACCCCGTAATCACGGTAAAACAGGGTAGAAAAAATACTTATTGCAGGCGCGTCAAGATCAACGGCCCAAGCGAAGTGGTGTACTCCGGTAACGACAAGCCGTTGCTTTCCTGCGGGGCACGAGTTGCTGTAGTTACAGAAAGTCCGGTGGAGATTCTTGAGTGATTAAGTGGAGTTACAGCGGCCTGAAGGATTACGTGAACTGCCCCCGGCAGTATTACGAAGTCAAAGTTGCTAAGACATTTTTCAAGAAGCCGACCGAGCAGATGCTCTACGGCACCGCTGTACACAGTGCGCTGGAAGATTACGTCAGCAAGGGCAAGCCGCTTGAGAAGAACTACGAGCGGTACCGACCGCTACTGGATGCCCTGCTGGAGATTGAAGGGGAGCGGTATCCGGAATACCGGATGGCTCTGAACGCTGACCTGCAGCCCTGCTCGTTTGGGGCGAAGGACTACTGGGTACGAGGCATCGTGGACTTGGCGATTGTGGACGGGGACACCGCACACATCGTGGACTACAAGACCGGCAGCGCGAAGTACCCAGACGTAAAGCAGTTGAAGCTCATGTCGTTGATGACGTACGCCCACTTCCCCGAGGTGACCAAGATCAAGGCTGGGCTGGTGTTCGTAGCCCACAACGTCTTCATCGACGAAGAGTATGATCGGGATCAGTCCGAAGATATGTGGAAGGAGTTCCTCCCAGATCTGGAGCGACTGAAGATGTCTCACGAACACAACAAGTGGCCCGAGAACCCGACCCCGCTATGCGGTTGGTGTCCGGTCAATACCTGTCAGTTTAACAAAGGAAGATAGTTATGGCGGATATTACTTACGTGGTTAAAGACGGGCACTTGTACAAACATCGTGAAAACGATGGCGCTAGTTATTTGAAACACGGCCCTCAAGAGGAAGTTACTTGTATGGGCACGGTTGAAGAGGCCCAGAATAAATACCCCAACGAATTGGCAAGAGCCACAAGGGAAACTAACAATGCCGTACGTTAATAAACCACGTCCATATGCAAAAGAGTACCAGCAGCAAAAGGCTCGCGGAGAACATGCAGATCGCATGGAGCGACAACGCGCTCGCCGTACAGTCGATAAGACTGGGAAAGACGCAAACGGTAACGGGAAAGCGGATCGTCGTGAAGGCAAGGACATTGCCCACAAGAAACCCCTGTCAAAGGGCGGCACGAATAAGGACGGCTACACCATTCAATCAGTTCGCCGTAACCGCTCGTTTAAACGTACTTCATCCGGAGCGATGAAAACCTAATCCCCACAAGGCATGAGTGTGGAGGACAGGGGGTTTCCTCACCCACTTCCCCCTAGCGGGACATTGAACTCGCTTAACCATGCCTGTCAGTGACGGCTTAGCTTTATTGCTTTTCCGAACCGGGTGCTGACCGACTGGCCCCCGTAAGGGGCTTTTAGTAATGGATACAGTTATGAATATAGTTGACAACACTGCACTACAAATTCGTGTCCCCGCCATCGTTGGGGCACAGATCTCCCAGCACATCGAAAAGAGTCACATCCTCGCCGCACAGGCAGAGGAACACGACGTACTGGTTAATTGGGACTATGACGAGGCAGCAGAAGTTGCCGTTATGCTGGACGATCACCAGCCGAACCCGAACCTGCCGCAAGTCCCCTCGCCCATACTGCGCGATTACAAATGGCCCGGTATCTACAAACCGTTTGATCACCAGAAGGTAACGGCATCTTTCTTGAGCCTACGCCCCCGAGCGTTCTGCTTTAACGAGGCGGGCACCGGCAAGACATCGGCTGCAATTTGGGCGGCTGACTATCTAATGAATCTTGGTCTGGTCAAACAGGTACTAATCATTTGTCCTCTGTCGATCATACATTCAGCGTGGCAGGCAGACGTATTCAAGACTGCGATGCACCGAACTTGCGGCGTAGCCCACGGCTCGCAGGACAAGCGAAAGAAGATTGTCCGAGGTTCCTACGACTTCACCGTTATCAACTACGACGGAGTCAACATCATTGCGGATGATATCGCAGCGGTTGGGTTTGACTTAATCATTATCGATGAAGCCAATGCGTATAAGTCCACATCGACCCGGCGCTGGAAGACTCTCGCCAAACTGATCAAGCCCTCGACACGACTCTGGATGATGACGGGTACTCCGGCCTCACAATCTCCGGTCGATGCGTTTGGCCTTGCCCGACTGATCAGCCCACATCGGGTTCCCAAGTTTGCTACCGCATGGCGCGACCGTGTCATGTATCCGCTCACACGATTTAAATGGCTTCCCAAACCGTCCGCGCAACATGATGTGTTCCGGGCGCTACAACCTGCGATTCGCTATACCAAGGCAGAGTGCCTTGACCTACCGGATGTAACGTACCAGACCCGCGAGGTTCCCCTCAGTACTCAGGTGCAGGCGTACTACAAAAAGCTGAAGAGTCAATTACTTATCGAGGCGGCAGGCGAACAAGTCACGGCAGTCAATGCTGCGGCGGCTTTGAATAAGTTGCTACAGATCTCGGGCGGAGCCGTTTACACGGACAACCGGGACGTGGTCGAGTTCGATGTTAATCCTCGACTAAATGCGTTGATGGAAGTACTAGACGAAACCGTAAATAAGGTTGTAGTATTTATCCCGTTCACGCATACTATCGACGTAGTGTCGGAATACTTGGAAAAGCAGGGTGTTACAAATGAAATCATTCAGGGATCGGTCAGCGCAACGCAACGTGCTGCCATCATCCAACGGTTTCAAACCTCTGAAAATCCTAGGGTTTTAGTGATTCAGCCACAGGCTGCGTCACATGGTGTTACTTTGACGGCTGCAGATACGGTAGTGTTCTGGTCCCCCGTGATGTCAGTCGAGACGTACCTACAGTGCGTGGCTCGTATTGATCGCGTCGGTCAGAAGAACAAGATGACCGTAGTCCATCTGCAGGGGTCAGAGGTTGAGCGAAGGATGTACACAATGCTGCAAGGCAAAGTGAACAGTCATCAAAAGTTAGTTGATTTGTACAAACAGGAGTTGGAAAGCAATGAGTGACATTAATCTTGAAGAATTAGTGAGTGCATATATCTCGCTCCGAAATGAGCGTGCAAGTTTGAAGGACGAGTACGAGCAGAAAGACAATGCGTTGAAGACTGACATGGAGAAGCTGGAAGTGGTTATGCTCGGTGTCTGCAATACCGTCAACGCCGACAGTATCAAGACCACATACGGGACTGTGATACGCAAGTTGAATGAGCGTTTTTATTGTCAGGATTGGGATAACTTCTACAAGTTTGTTCTTGAGAACGAAGTCCCGCAATTACTTGAGCGACGGATTGCTCAAGGTAACTTCAAGCAATACCTGTCTGACAACGAGGCAGACGGTTTGCCACCCGGCGTGAGCGTAATGCGCGAGTACGGCGTAGTCGTTCGCAAATCATCCTCGTCAGATCAGTAACAATTTAGTCAGGAGTACAGTGATGAGTAACGATATTATTTTGAGCATTAAGAGCAGCCTCGCAGGTCGCGTAGTTGACGAGGAAACACTCGCCGTTGCTGGTAAGAGTGCCACTGTCACTAAGGATTATGCTAAGCGCATCTCGATCAAGGGCGGCGTTTTCCGTAAGTATGTCGGCGGCAAGGAAGTCGCTTCGATTGAAGATCGTTCGATGAACATCATCTTCGTCAAAATGGCCCCAACCCCGAGCCGCACGTTCTACTCTTCCGCCTACAAAGAAGGTGAGAAGACGAGTCCATCGTGCTGGTCAAGTGACTCGAAGGTTCCGGATGCGGAGGTCAAGGCCCCTCAATCCACTTCGTGCGAGACCTGCAAGTGGAGCGTTCAGGGTAGCGGTAACGGTGGGCGTGGTACGGCCTGCAAACTCTCTTGGCGTACGGCAGTTGTCCTGCCGAATGACCCGGCGGGTGATGTCATGCAACTCGTCCTTCCGGCAACGTCGGCCTTTGCCAAGGAAGAAAATGGTAAGTGGGGCTTCCGTCCTTACTGCCAAGCCTTGGCGAATCGCGGTATCGGTGCAAAGGATGTCGAAACTAAGATGCAGTTCGACACTAAGTTCCCGGTTCCGAAGGTATGGTTCTCGCCGATTGCTGCACTGGATGATGAGACTTCAGCCATCGTCAAAGCACAGGGTGCAACCCCAGCGGCAGAGAATGCGGTCAAATTGAACGTCTACCAATCGGATGAAGGCGAGGCTCCAGCCCCTGCCGTTGCCGAACCGGTTCTTCGTAAGGTCGAGAAGACTGAAGCCGTCGCAAGTGAGGACGTGTCGGATGTCATCAAGAAGTGGTCCAAGAAGAAGTAAAGGTGAGTCATGGCAAGACCTTACGGTAGTAAATTCCTAGTCGCCCTCGAAAAGAATAAGGAGCAGACCCTTGGTGTTCAGTTAGCAAAACTGTGCGTCAAAGCAAACCTCCCTGCAACGCTTGTGGCTAAGGCTTTAAACACGTCTTCAACCACGGTGTACAGTTGGTTTCGCGGGCAGGGAGTTCGCGAGCGTAAGCGTAGGACAGTAGAGGTCTTTATTGACCTTTTGAAAGCGGATATCGCTGATGGCCGGTTACCTGTCAAAGATCTTGATGAGGCGGCTGAATACATCAGTGAGATGATCGGGGAAGAACTCTCCTAATCATGTCCTCCCTTTCATGCGGCGGGGGACTTCCACCCCGCCCTACTCTTCTGTGCGCTTATGAGAAATATATTTTACGCAAAAGCATTGCCTGCACAGGGCGTTTACTGTGTGGCGCTGATCAACCCGGAGTCAGGGAGGACCCGGCACGAGTACGCGCATTCGCTGCAGGAACTGTTTGCTTTACTGGATGAGGTAAAGATACAGACTGAAAGTAACATTTACGTTACTCCCTGCTCGTTCCATGATGAAAGTCGGATCGCCAGCAATGCGGCATTCGGTAAGTCGTTCTTTGTTGACCTTGATGTGAACCACGGAAAGGTTTGCTACGAGAGCAAAGAAGAAGCGATTGAAGCCCTCGACGAGTTCTTACAAAAGTCAGACCTGCCTCCTCCAGTCCGGATTGATTCGGGCGGCGGCATTCAGGCGTACTGGCTCTTCGAGGAAGACGTAGAGATCGAGGATTGGAAACTCTACGCCGCTAAATTTAAACAGTACTGCATGGACAGTGGGTTGCTGATTGACCCGGCTGTGACGGCAGATGCTGCCCGTGTCATGCGTTGTCCGGACACGTTGAACCTTCGCACCCAGACGTACTCCAAGATCCTCGACGAGGACATCAACCAGTACGACTTCGAGGCGTTCAAAGACTTTCTCGACACGAACGTAACCGATACCCAATCCATCCTCGCTACGCTCAAGCCCAAGGGCAAGATCGATGAAGAGACTCGGGCGATTGCCATGCTCGATAACTTCGAGGATTCGTTCGCTCATCTGGCCGAGCAGAGTCTGGCTGGGTCAGGCTGCAATCAGTTTAAGCAGATTCTGGAGAACGTCCCAACCCTGTCCTACGATCAGTGGCTCGATGCGTTGTCAGTCGCTCACCGCTGCAGTGACCGTGCCGAGGCTATCCGCAGAGTGTCGGAAGGTCACCCCGAGTACGACCCGGAAGAGGCAGAATTTAAAGCCAACGAAACTGGCAAGGCTAGCGGCCCGCGTACCTGCGCGACGTTTGAAAACAATAATCCCGGCGGCTGTGAAGGTTGCCCATTCAGGAGAAAGATTACTTCGCCTATAGCCTTGGCGCGAAAGCTACGCATACCGGATGTGCAGACGGCTCCGCTACCGTCACCGCTCCCTGTCCCGGAAGAAGAGGACACGGTCTGGGGCGAGGCGGACGATCAAGACTTGATAGTGTTTCCAGACTATCTTGATCCGTTCGCCCGAGGGATCAACGGCGGCATTTACTACACGCCCCCGGCTACGATAGATAAGACTGGCAAGCGGGTTCAGGAGTCGCCAGTCCAGATCCTCAACCGTGCGGTCTACCC